GACCGCAAGCGTGATACCGGCGCCGAGGATCACGGCGTTGCCGTTGAACTCGCCCATCTGGTAGATCCCGCCCGATACGGCACCGCCAGTAGTATCGACGTCGTCAACCAGGATTGCGATGGGCGTCTGCGATCCGTCAGTCGCGGCACCGAGCGCCATCGTATAGGTATCTGGGCTGCTTGCGACGGTGATGTCGAAACCGTCGCCGGCAGCGAATGTGACCGATCCCTCGGTGACCACGCCCTTGACGCGCTCCGACACCGTGGCCGTTTGACCCGTGGTTGCCGTAATCGGAATATCGGCGAGCACGGTGCCAGCAGCACTTTCCAGTCGAATACTGGTCGTGCTGGTGAACCGCAGAGAATAAACACCGGGGTCGGCGAGAAGGAGGGCTGGCGTCGTCGCGTCGAGCACGAAGGTGCCGTTGCCGGTATTGCCGCCAGCCTTTGCCGCTGCAGTCACGGCGCCGATGCCAATTCGGCCGAGCACGGTACCGCGCTTGTAGATGCCGCCGCCGGTGATTGTCTTGGTATCGGTGACAATCTTCATTTCGCCGGCGATCAGCTGGTCGGGAATGAAGGCGTCGGCGGAGATACCGGGAGCCCAGGGCGAATTGCCCTGATTGGTAGGAATGAGGGTCATGTCGCTTTGTCCTGTCTTGGAAGGGGCGGACGAGCCGCGGCCTTACTGGGTCAGATAATGCCGGCCTTCTTCGCGGCCGCGGCGGCCATTTCGCCGAAGCTCAGCTCGGTCTTGCCGCCCGATCCGCCAGTGCCCGGGTTGGGAACGACGACGCGGGCCATGCGGGTTGCGAGCCGGCTTGCTCGCGGCGCAGCGCCACCGGCGGCCATTTCGAGCATCGCGATTGCCTCGGCGCTCGGCATTTCCTGCTCGAAGGCGAGGTGCGCCGCCATGTCCGGACGGATGCCGGCCGCCTCCGACGAGAAGATCCGGCGATCGCGCACGCCGCGGGCGTTCCAGCCCTCCCGGCGGGCCTTCGCCATCTCGTCGTCATCCTCCGGGCACTCGGCCGATTCGTCACCTTCGTTGTCCTCGGCCTTTTTGCCGGAGGCACCGGTGTCGTCCTTCTTGTCTTTGGGATCGCCGCCATCTTCCTCGGCGCGACGGGCGTCCTCTTCGGCGCGGCGCGCATCTTCCTCCTGGCGCTTCTCGTCTTCTTCGGCGCGGCGCGCCTTACGGGCCTCGTCTTCCTCGTCTTTCTTATCGTCGCTGGGTTCTTCGGCGCGATGACTGGCCATACGGCCACCGAGCGCTGCGGCGCCGGCGAGCAGGTGCGCGAACGCGGAGGTCCGCGCCGGGGAGTTGATCTTCGACATGGGTGGTCTCCGGTTGTGACTATGCGACTTCGGCAAGGAGCGCAGCCAGGGCTGCGTCTGGCGCCATCACGGCATCGGCGAGGCCGGCCGTGACGCCGAGGGCGCCGGGGAATGTACCGGCCTTGAAACCGCGCACCTGATCGACCGTGAGGCCGCGCGCCTGGGCAACGGCATCATAGAAAATGTCGCCCATGGCATCGATTTCGATCTTGAAGGCAGCGAGCGCGTCTTCCGACAGCGGGATTTCGGAATGGCCGTCGGTCTTGCGATCGGCGCCTTCCGACGTGATGAAGGTGACCTTCAGGCCGGCGGCAGTCAGCGCCTTTGACATATCGACGTGCATGCAGATGACGCCGATCGAGCCGGTCCCGCCGGTGCGTGGGACGATCACCTTGTCGCCAGTACAGGCCAGCCAGTAGCCGGCGGAATACGCGCTTTCGCTGAGGATTGACCAGACAGGCTTGTTGCCTCGCAGATCCATCATCGTGCTGTGCAGATCGGCGCAGCCTGAAACTTCGCCGCCACCGGTGTCGTAGATGCAGGCCATGCCCCTGACCTGCGGGTCGGCCTGCGCGGTCAGGTAAGACTGCCGGATGCCGTCATAGCCGGTCATTCCCGAAAAGGGGCGAAGCGAGCCGAGCTTGTGAACGAGCGTGCCACTGATCGACAGCACTGCGACGCCGCCTATCATGTCATAGCCACCATCGGCGCCGCGGTCACGTCGCGTCGAGAAAATCACATCGTCATCGTCATCGAACGCTACCGGTGCGATCATCCCGCCGCCCAGGCGCTCCATGTTGGCAATGCCGAGCCGCTCGGCAAGGCCGGCCATCGCGATCTCGGCCTTGCGCGGATGGATCGCGACCGGCGTGTTGAACAGGCGCGTTGCCAGATGGGCGAAGTTTTCGATCATGCCGCCTCCGGATCCTTGATGGTCTTGTTGGCGGGCTCGCCCATCGGGTTCATCCCCGACCAGGTCGGAAGTGGAATGCCGGCCTCTTCGAAGCGGCGGATCACATGCTTGCGGGCGGTGATCATGTCATCACCGTCAAAACCCTGCTCGGCGCAGAGCTCGTCGTAATCCATCAGCGCTGCGTCCATGCCGAGCACGGCGCCCTTCACTTCGTCGATCGGATTGGTCCAGCCCTTGGGCGGCCCGATCCACTTCGCCCGCGAATAGGCCGCCGCGCACTCGATGAAGTCCGGTGCGCCGGCCGGTAGCGGGAGATCGTCCATGTCCATCGCTTCCTCGACCAGGCACTCTCGAACCGGCTGACAGAAGCCGTTTGCGAAGTCGTCGCGGCGGCGGTTGAGTGTCTTGAAGAATTCCTGCAGCGCGCCCTGGTGGCTCGAATAATTGACGTCTGCCCAGTTGTTGGTGACCTGCTGGGTCGACACGCCGGCCGCCGATGCGACGTTGCGAAGTACCGCGCCTTCGAAGGCGGCGAAGTTGGCGTTCGGGCGGGCGGCCTGAACCTGCGCCATCTTCTCGCCCGGGAACAGCTTGGTCATCGACGCGCCGGAGCCGGGCACGTTGATGCGGTTTTCCTTATGGAAATCCGCGCGTTCCTGCTGATAGGCGTTCAGCTTCTCGTCGCCGCCGAACGCGCCGTCGACGAACTCCTGATCGAACGGGCTTTCGATATAGGCGCTGAAGATCGCGTTCAGCAGCGAAGAATCAAGCTCGGCGACATCGTACCGCCACAGCATCTTGAGCCGATGCAGGACCGGGGCGAGGATGCCAGCGCCGCCGCGGTGCGTGGCGGCCTGGTCATGCTCATAATCGTGCACGATTATGGGGCGACCCCATTCGGTCTCGCGCTCGATACGGTCCCAGATGTAGCTGTCGGCCGCGGCCCAGATGTCGTTCTGGTGGGCGCGGCGAATATGGTAGGCAATCGCAACACCGTCATCGTCGATCTCGACGCCGCCGCGCACGTCCTTCTGGTCGAAGCTCAACGTCGGATTTGAAAGCCGATCCGGGTCGATGATCTGCAGCGCTGTGGCATATTGCGCGCGCCCAGGGCGGATACGCTTCGGCATCCACCGCATAAGACCCAGCGCATCGCCGTCCACGATCTTGTGCCGAAACGCGAGCCTGAACATCTGCGGCACCGTGAGGTTCCGGCTTACGTCCGACCATCGCCCCCGGCCGAGCGCCCAGTTGCGATAGCTGGCGTCGAGCGCCTGGGCATAGTCATAGGCCCATTTTTCATCGAACGCACTGATCCCCGAATAGTGCGCGAGCGCCTTGTAGTCGGGTTTCGAGATCGGCCGAAAGTTCGCGCCAACGGCATTGTCGAGGATGCGGGTGATCGTCCCCGATGCCCAACCGTCGTTGCGAACGACGTCACGGACCCGGGCGACGATCGTGTCGCGGTAGCTGTTCAGCGCCCCATCGGGCGACGTCAGATATGGCTGCCACGCGGCCATATGATCCGAATACATGTCGGCCGCGTCGTATGGCGATCCACCGCCGCCGACCAACGCCATCGCCCGACTCGGTTTCGCCACCATCGGGCGGCCGTTGTGGTCGAGAAACTGAACCGTCATCGATGCAGAAACCGCATCGTGCGCCGCGGACGGCAGATCATGCCAAGTTCGGCCTGCAGCTGCGCGATCAGCGCGGTGAGGTTTCCCAGATTGGCCTGGCTGAACGTGACAGACTTGGCGCCATCTCCCTGGGTGTAGCTCGCCGCAGCAACCTTGCTGCCTGCGAGCAGCTCCAAATAGGCAGCCTGCAGGGACAACAGGCTCGCGCGCTTCGCGTCATCGGTGAGGCCGGTGAATACTGACATCGCCGTTTCCTTCAGGACGCCAGTCGGCTGGCACGTGATTTTCGAACAGGCTCGGCGTTTCCGCCCGCCTTGATGATGGTGACCGGACCCGGTGCGGGCTGTGCCGGCGTCGCGATCGGCGCGGGCGGCGTCGAAATCACCGTGATGGTCGCGCCGACCTGGTCGGCCTTCCGGTTCAATTGCAGGCCCATATGCATAAGCCCGTGGAGCGCAGCATAGGCGTAAACCCGGACGTCGAGCGCTTCGTTCGCCTTGCCGTCGGGTAGCACCCACACGCGATATTTGTGCCCAGCGGCTTCCCGGACTTCGATCCGCTCCGCAGTGAGCTGGGCGAAATACCCGCTGTCCCGATCGGTCTTGAAGTGCATGTAACCGGGGCCGGGCGCCTGCTTGGCGAGCGCGCTGCGGATAAAATCCTTGGCAGCGTTCACGCCCAGCATGACCGGCCGAAATGTCTTCTTCGTCCGCGACGTCGGCCGCTTCGTCGGCCAGACCGGGTTGCGCTGGCCGCCTTGCGCGCTCTCACCCTTCACCGCCCAAACGAAACGACCGAGCCGGACCTTGGCGAAGTCATATACAGCGGTCGTGTGGTGTCCGCCGGAGTCGATGCAAACTGCCTCGGCCTTGAAAGCGCGCCCATCGGCTCGGTGCCAAAGGCATTTCAGATATTCGTCGAGGCGGGCCTGCAGGCCGGAATCGTCGAATTCGCCGTCAAATACCTCATAATCGATCGACCACGATTCTTCGTCACGGCCCCAGCCGACGACCTCAACCTCGACGCGGTAATCCTGGACGTCGACACCGATCGTGATGATCGCGACGCCGTCCGGCACCTCGCATTCCCAGACTTCCCGGCGCGTGAGCAGGATGTCGACCGATACGTTCCGGCCCGAGTTGGCGCGGTACGTCTGCGCCATCTGGGTATTCCACCACACCTGCAGCTTGGCTTCGCTGCCCTGCGCCGCAATCCACTTCTTCGCCACATGCCGCGGCTCATCTCGCGGCCAAGGGCTATAGAGCTTCGATGCCTGAAACCCGGCATGTTCGTTCGGCACCGCCCAGGTACCGCATTTCGAACACCGCGCGCGGTATACCGCCCAGCGCGGTCCCGCCCACCAATCCCAAACGGTTTCGACCGGGTGCTCGTCTCCTGCGCGCCAAGCTGCGCCATAAGCCTCAAGCGGATCCTGCCGATCGTCGCAGCATTCGAACGGGCGGGTCTGATGCCACCGAATGGTGGCCATAGCCTTGAGCCGCTGGCCCTCCGACCATGCTGCGCCGCATTCCTCGCAATGGATGCGCGCCGTCTCGGTTCGGTGTGTCTTGCCGTCCTTACCGCGCTCCCAGAGCACATGCTTGAATTCGAGGAACTGCCGATGCTGACAGTGCGGGCACTCGACGGATGCGCGGCGCTGGTCCGATTCGGCGAAACTGGCCTCGATCCGGCCGTCGGTCGTCGGTGAGCACACCCGCACGCTAAGCCAGTTCACTGCGGAAGCGAGGCGCTCATCGCCGATGTCGATCGGGTCGCCCTCCTTGATCGGAAGGTACTTGTTCGTCTCGTCGTACAGCACGATCCGAATCGGCCGGCGGGCGAGGTTATCGGGCGAGCCGGCGCCGGCGATCGCGAGGAAGCCGCCTGGGAACGACTTATAGAGCAGCGTGTCGCCCGAATCGCGGGTCTTCGTCGCTCCGATCAGCTTGTTCAGGACCGGCGTCGCCTTGATGAACGGAGCGATCCGCTCCTTCGAAAACTGTTCGGCCGCATCATCCTTCGGCTGCACGAGCAGCATAGGACACGGGTCGCGGTCCATGTGGTACCCGACGATATTCTCGATCAGCGACGTCTTGAGCACCTGCGTGCAGACCATCGCCGTGAGAATGTGCACGCCCGGTTCGGTGACCGCGAGCATCGGCCCGCGCGCGACCTCGACCCGCGATGTCCGCCAGTCGCCGCTGACGTTGCCAGCCTCTTTTGCCAACACCCGCTCAGCGTCCGCCCAGTCCGGCAGGCTATCCCGGGGAGGCGGCTTGTAACCTTTGAACCACGACAGCCAGAGGCGATCAATCTTCTCGCTTGGCGAGGAAATCCGCGCGCGCGTCACCGAGCTGCTCGAGGTGCTCCTGGACATAGCCTGTTAGAGCCTCCAACACCTTGTCCGGCTCGATATCGAGATCGGCGGCGAGAAGCGGGGCAATCTGGCTCGGCCAGCCCGACCATGCATCGCGTTGGCTGCGCGACGCTTCGAACAACACCTTTTCCGCGATCTCAAGGTCGACGACGGCGCCGGCCGCCTGTCGCGCTGCAACCAGGTGCTTCAGGGCAAGTGCATTTTCCTTGACCCGGGCAGCGTCGACGAGGCTGGCGAACCGCCCCGCGAGAAGGTCCTCCGCAAAGCGGTCGAGGGCCTCGTCGTCGAAGCCGCCGAGGCCCGGCGCGACAACCGGGTCAACCAGAACGGCGGCAACCGGATCGACAACCACGCGGTTGTCGGTTGTCGGTTCGGTTGTCGCGGTTGTCGATCCGGTCCGCGACACCTTGAAGCGGCCGAGGCCGGCCCCGCGCATCCGGTCGTCCGATGCCGCGACATCGACCAGCTTTCCGCTGAAAACCAAGGCTCCCCGCGCCTTCCATTTCGCCGCGGCTTGCTTCGATGCGCCATGTGAGGCGGCGTATGCGGAGAGCGAAACCAACTCCATTGACCGCCCTCCCCGACAACCGAAAATCGACAACCAACTTTTGCAACCTGTCGCTGCGGTTGCATCGGGGTGAGCAATACCCTCGGCTCTCAATAGGGTAGGAAGGACCCAAAACCTGTACGGAGAGCCCGCCGGGCCGCTCGGGCGCGCCCTCGGGCTCGGCGGGCGGCGCGGCGAGACAAGGAGGCACCCTCCCGGACGCCAGTGGAAGGATCGACCACGCGAGACGTCCAGCGGCGGGTGATGATCGGCGAGCCGGTCAACGGCCAAGCGACCAGCGCTATCTCCAGCCGCGGCCCCGCGACATCGATGCCAGCGGTGATCGCATACGCATCGGCCCGGTAGAGATCACGACAGCCCATACTCACCTCGCCGTCGCCATCGCCTTGCGCATGGCCGCCTGAAATTCGCGCACTGCATTCGCCCGCACATAGGACGTCGCGCGCTCCACGAAGGCGAGGTGCTTCGGCGCTGGCGTCGTGTCCTCGAACCTGATCAGCAGCTTTATCGGCCCAGCTGACTTGCCCTTGCGGGCTGGGCCGGGCCGTTGCCAGACACCGCTGATGACCCGGCCGCTCTTCGTCGTGATCTTGCCGACATAGACGTTGGGCTTCGCCTGCAGCGCCCGGATCTTGCCCCTGCTCAGGTTGCCGTATTGGTTGAGCGCGACATTGCGCGGCGCCAGCATGCCCTTCTTCTTGCCCAGATACCGATCGCCGCCGACGACATACGGTTCGAGATACTCGGCCTGCACGTCCTTCACCGCGATGACGGCGACCAGGTTGGACTTCGTCGCCGGCTGGACCCGAAAGGCGTTGAGCGTGAACGGCGTCGGCGTGTCGAATGTCTTGGCAGCCTCATCACGCTCAGCGGCCGCGGCGCCCTTGGCCAATGTCGTCAGCGCGAGCGCTGTGGCGAACGGCGCCTGTTTCGCCTTCAGGTTGATAAAGGCGCGATGCACGCCCTTAAGATCAGCCTTGATGTTGATCGCGACCATCAGCCTCGGCCGCGCACGATTGCGCGAAGATCTTCGGCGGCAGCCTCTACGTCCGCTATCAGGCGCTCGGCACGGGTAGCTGAGCGTGAAGGCTCAGCAAAGTCGAACGCGAGGCCATGAATCCGCTCTGCTATGCGTTCGAGCTGTTCAGACCGGTTAAGAGCTGGTGAGATCATGCCAGTCTCCACCAGATGGATAAGGCAAAATAATAACACGCTACGTTACTTTACCAAGAATAAAGTAACGTAGCGTGTTATATGCCATGTGCAACTCGAGGCGATAATATGCAACCGGACCAACTCAGGGCTCTTCGTAAGGGCCACAACCTTACCCAGGGCGACTTAGCAGATGCTGTCGGCATGAGCCGTAAGCTCATCGTCGAGATGGAGGCGGGCCGTGCACCCATCGAGAAGCGGACTGCGCTCGCTGCAATCCTGGC